CATTATTCCAGTCTGGATCATTATTCCAGAACCGTTCCCGGGTATCGTCGGCAGTGTCGGGATCCCATTCGGTCCGTATTTCGACCACTACGTCAAGCTGGTCGGCGGTTATTCCCACGAGGTTTCTCCGGTATGCATTAAGAAACTGCTCCCATAATGTAGGGCCCGGTGGTTCCGGCGGTACAACCTTCCCGATATTCGATATCGAGACACCCTTGAGCGTAGGCCGCTCCTGCAACCGTATCGCTACGCCGCCAAGCGCGAGAGCCATTACTCGTCATCCTCGTCTTTTCCCTGGTTGGAAATACAGATGCCTTTGAACGCGGGTCGCTCGGTCAACCGGATAGCAACGCCCCCAAGTGCTAACGCCATTACGCCCCCCAGTCATCGCGGAAAGTGAGCTTTATTTGAAGGTACCGGCCCGATGATTCAATCGTCGCCTCATTGTGATCGGTTATTTCAACCTCAGTCCACGATGGTGATGCGTCTGTCTGTGCAAAGCTGGTATTGCTGCTCCGATACTCAAGCGTTTTCTGGAGGTAGTCATCGCCGCCGATGGCCTGATTCGTTGAGATTGCGTCATTGCCAACCATGTCATCGGTTGCACCTAATGCTACACGCGCAACGTAATTGCCGAACGCGCCATCCTCTGTGTCGCCCAGGTCATATACCGGGGATCGTAAGGTTGAACCGGACTGTCCCGCCTTGAGCAAATACTCATCGGACGTAAAATCGAATCGAGTCGAGCCGCCGTCAGCGACAACGGTATCATCGTCGTCAATCCAATCCTCCCAGGAATCCGAATTAACGTTCCCGGACCAGCCGATACCGAGAGGACGAGCACCAACCGCAATTCCACCTACGCTCAAACACTCTTTTCCGTGTCGAGCGTAATAAAGAAATGTCTCTGCGTCTACAACCTGATCGGAATCCACTGTCTCAGCAGAATTAACTTCAAACCTATCGTTAGCACTTTGTATTAATGTTTGCCACGCAGACAGTGTATCTTTATCGGTATCGCTAAATCGCGCAATATGATCACAGTCCGCATATACATTCTTATCCCAGACATCAACCCCTCCCAAATCTGATGTGAAATTCGCTGATGTTAGGCTTTGGAGATGCCAAGCAGATACACAACTCACAAACACATTTCCAGCAATATTCGACCCACGTTGCTCGTCGCCCACCATGTATGAAAAGGCTGTATCGGGTGACTCCAATCCAGAAACACAACCAATAAAAGTGTTTTTCGTTATAACAAAATCGTTGTAGCTGCGATATCCCTTGTAATAAACCCCAGCGGCACAGTTATCAAAAATACAATTATCAATGACTGTCCCATATGCCCTGTCAATAACCAGAACCTCTATTCCATATGTTGAAAAATCTCGAAACGTGCTATTATAAAATCCCATATTATAAAGATATTCTGAAGTAGAGCCTTTCCGATAAATGCCCCTAGAAGCACCGGACTCGCCTGTGAAGGCAATATCATATACATACAAATACATCCGGTTCGTAGTAACCGTCTCTGCATGGAGACATGACGTGCCAGTTGACGACCACCGAACATTTCCTATACCATAAAAATACCACGATTTAGCACTTGCAGTTTGGAGAATTGTGACTTCTTCTTCGTAAAATCCTGTGCCAATATAAATGCTTCCACCTGTAGCAACAAAATCGTCAACGGCTTTTTGAATCGTATTATAAGCCTTGTCCCAAGTCGTGCCGTCTGAGTCGTCGCCTTGTAGTGAAACGTATCGGTCAGCCATGACTATTAATCCTTATGAACATCATAATATACATCGACCTTCATCTTTGCCTTAATTTTGGGGGTTCGATAGGAATATGTTTCTACAACATCAATGTCTTTCGTTATGCTGTCATATGTTAAGCGTTTGATAAGTCGTCCGTTCTGGTGTTCTTCCTCAACTGCCTTGCCGTGTTGGATTTCCATGTAATAGCCGCCGTCCTCAATCACCTTTTTCCCGGCATCCATTTCCTCAATACGCTTTTCGAACTCATCAAGCGTCATCATCTTTTTAAGGCCATCGGAAACTTCCGGGTATTCGCCGTCTTCCCAGCCCTCTTTCCATTTATTCGGCATTATCGCATGCCCTCCATTACGCCCTCAGTCGCGCATTTTATCGGCGCGATCACCTTTAAGGCGGTGCTGTCGGTGGTCGATTTTTCTATTAGAGAGATCGCCGCATCGACGCCTTCGACTATCTCGATTGCTTCCCCGGTGTCCTGACCCTCGATTATTGTGGCCGTCGTCGTAGCCGCAGCGCCGTGTATCATGATGCATTGCTGCTCCGGGGTCAAGGATACACAACCGGCCATGAACACCGTCAGAAGCCCTGCAAGTGCGAATTTGAGCCATCTCTTTTTCACGTTTCGCCTCCTATGCCATATCCGCGTCCTCGGCCTCGAAGTCGCCCGAGAACCGGGATATCTGGTCACCGTCAACCGATACCTTCAAAACATCTATCGGACGGCTGCTCGAATGAACTGCGTCCGTAAATGTCGAGCCATCGTCCAAGCTGTAATATGTCTGGTTCGCCACGATATTCGCCGTCGCAGTGCTCCGGAACAAACCCGTCTCCGCGCACAACTCCTGCAAGGCGTTATCCAACATCTTGATAATCAGTGCCCGACTCAAGTTCGGATACGTCAGCTGAACGAACTCGACCAAATTCTCGATAGTCATAACCGCTCCCGTTACGCCGTATCGTTTATAACGGCCACCACTTCACACCGGACCGTTCCACTGGACGAAACGACATTAATATCCTCCGCGTTCGGTCCCTGGGCAAACTTCATCTGCATATACTCTCGCGGACCCACAGCAAACATGTTCGACGAAGTGGCAGCGGCACCGTCCGTGGCAATATATATCACCGCCGTTGTCGCCGCCCCGGTATCCGTTTTACCCGTGTTCCGGACACCGAGAAACCGCATCGTATCGCCCGTTCCGTCCACCGCGCCACCGGAAGTGAAATCCCCCGATATCAGGTCCGCACTGCTCGTCGTTACGTCGACCGAAGCGTCCCAGAACCATTTATCACCGGAATTGTCGTCCGTCAGGGCATATTCCAACTTCCCACTCGGCATCTTGCTGATATCGTGATGGAGCTGATCGGTAGCGTCTGCATCGTCGTCAGCGGCTACCCGAACCACGGGCGTCATTGTCCCGCGCCCCCTGGCCTCATCGCCAATTACTGCCATCAGACAACGCTCCCTACTTCAGCAGAATACTGGGTCAAATAATCCTTGATACCCTTCTCGTACCGGGCCAGCCAAGCGCCCCATAATTTCATGTGAACCCCGGCTTTTCCTATCAACGATTCCGTCTGGCGGGCTTCGGCGGACATCTGGGCCACCTCGGCGCTCGTCTCCGCTGTCATCTGTTCCGTCGCTTCCCGCGCCTCGGCAACGAATAATCCTATCTGCTTCTCTACTCGGCCCAAGGCCGCCTGAGCCAGCGCCGCGTCAGCGCCAAGAATCGCCTGATCCTTTTCTACCTTGACACGATACTCACCCAAACCTCGTTCCACGTTCGCACGGAACTTGTCTATCTGTGCCCGCGCCCGAGCCAGAGCGTTCGCCGCTACCTCGGCATCGTCGGAATTGATTTCTTCTTCAATGCTACCCCAGTCAGTTACATCCTGAGCCGGGCCATCATACGTTATTGTACTGAACTCACCGTCCAGCCGGTCATTGATATCCGACCAATCGGGCACCGCAACGTCCGGACCGTCATACGTCGGCTTCGTGAACGTTGCCGCCGTCGCAATATCGTTCAACGCTTCCGTCGCTTCCCGGTGATGCCAGAAAGCAACCGTTCGGAAAATGACGAAATCTTCCAAGTCGTCCGGGAAACCGCCAATCGCAGTCCCGTCAAGATCCGTTCCCATCTCGCTCGCCGTCGGATATGAAACATAATCAACCTTCCCGGTAGCAGAGCCAGCGGTCACAGGTAATATGTATAACTTGGGTTCCGTGCTCGCCGGAACACCGATCCTGGCCTCGCGCCAATATACCGGGTCACGCTGAGTAGCGTAATGAAGCGAGTTGCTATTGCCAGCCGCGAACTTCAGCCGCAGCGGTATTTCTCGACAGGGAATATAGTAAACCACCTCGGATATCGTTGTTTTCCGGAGCACTTGGAGCACCCGTAACCCGACACCGCCGAGAATGTCATACCCGGCACCAAGGTCAACGTCACCCGTCCGCTGTGATGCCGTCCATAACAGCTTCTTCGGTAACCGGTTAATCACGTCCCGGCAGCCGTCAACCATCCATTGCTCACATAAAGTCAGCGTCGCGCCCGAAAGGGTCGTTTCCAGATGGTTCTCAAGCCGGGACTTCAGGTCTTGTGCAGCCAAAAATCCGCCCCCTCTCGGTTCTCCGATAGGTGGTGATGGTTTTTAAGCCACCACCACCCAGGAGTCAAACAGCCCAAAGGCACTACTACCTTCTCAAGTAAGGCTTCTCAGCAGTACATGTAATCGTAATTACAACGTCTGCATCGAGAGCAGCACTAGGAGTAACCCCAATTCGGTAGAACTCAGACGGATAAGTCGAAGTATCAACCTGAGTTGACTCACTCACAGCCGCCCCGCCGCCGACAGTCGCAGCCAGCTCCACGGTATTAGTAAACGTAGAATCGTCCGGCGAAGTCTGGAGATTAAAGGTGGCAGTATTCGACGCATCAAGCTGTGCCGATGTAATCAGCCAGTTCGTTTTCCTGCTCTGTGGCAGGGCGAACGAAGTAGTATAAGTAGCATCGGTCCCGGTAGCTGTGGTCAGCGTCATCTTCTGCTGCCACAACACCTCGCCCAACGCAGTCTCAATAGACACCCCCGGATCTGCGGGAGCTGTGGTCTCTGTAAAGCAAACAGCCATCTATATCACCTCCCCTACGCCAGCGTATGAATGCTGAACTTGTCAATGATTCCGGCTTTCAGGCCGACATCGGACATGTACCTGTCCTTCTGACCCTTATAGCCGTCCTCAACCTTAATGTTCTGCTCGAACTTGTCACCCTCGAACTGGACCATCTCGATCTCGCCCGGAGGAATCACGAGCATTCTGTCCCGATGAGAAGCGAAATTGAACGCCTTGCAACGAATTAACCTCAAACTGCCCGCTGGGGTATGGAGCATCCGATATCTCCACCCAAGCTCCTCGTTCATGCGCCACGGTTCAATTACCAAGTCCCAGCCGCTATTCTCAGACAGCGCCATCTTCGACCAGTAACTCAGCATATTGCTGCCGCAGTAAGCGTCGAGAACGCCGTCATCGGTATCCTCGTACTGGAACATCTTCTCGAAGTTATCAACGAGATTGTCCCACTTGAAAACACCCCGGTTAATTGTGAACACGTTCTGATAATCGCCACTGGTATACCCGTAACGCAGAACGCTGGGCACGATGCCCATAGTCAGCCTGACAGGAAGAGAGTCAGCATCGCTTACAATCTCGTTGAACGTGTCATCCGAAATCGCCGACCCCGCAGCAAGCTCGCCCGTGCCACCCGGCCTGTTCTGGAACAGAAGTGTCCGCTCCGTTTTCATGCGATGTTCTTTATACTTCTCATCCCGCTGACGGATGATTTCCGAACCAGCAGCGTTTCCGGTCGCCCTCAAACTCGAAAGCAGGATATCACGACCGAGATGCACCGTGGTTTCAAGAGTCTGGCACGAGTTCCAGACAACCCGCATATCGTCGCTCCAAGCCTCCGGAGCAGTGGTCGCATCCGCAGAACTCGAACCGATGAGGAACATGTAATCGTTGTCCTCGATACCGGTCGAATTGTCATAAAACTCCTGGTCGTCCCTGGCGTAGTTACCCACGTTCTGAACAATCACGGTAGCCGTGCTAACACTGTCAACACGAACATCGCCCTTGTAAGTCCAGGAACCATCGGTTCCCTGCTTCCAAACAGCGAAATTCAACCCGATCCAACTGGTGTCATCGTGAATGATTGAACCGTCACTCGTTGGTAACCCGACAATACCATCAATATCAGTTAACTGACAGTTCTGCCCGATTTCGTGTGACGCATACGCACCGCCGGAACCAAAGTTGTCCGATACCCCGGCCACCTGACAATACGCATTCGTGAATCCACTACGATGCTGGAAATACTTGTAATGAGGAGAATCGACCTGGGTAATCGTCGGCCTCGCATTACTTACCGTTATCAAAAACGGGTTTACGTTCGGCCACAACTCCTTGTAATCGTTCTCGTCAATGTAAAATTTCTCTCGGTCGGTGAAGTCCACCTGACCCGATGTCATGTCAAAGAGCCTAGCCCCAAAACCTCCACCTTGAGTCGCCATTTATATCACCTCCAAAATCGGCATGAGCCAGGCCGCTTTAGTGCAACCGCGTCATGCCTTTCCTTTCCGTTTCGATTTCCACCCGTGTCGAGAGGCCAGACCCTTACTGAAAGAACTCTGGGCCGTTCCCGCTTCCGGAGTCTCGCTGACACCCGTCTGCGTAGCACCGGGAGCCGGGAAACGCTCAACACCGGCTGCGCCCTGATTGGGTACGGTCGTACCCTGATTAGGCGCGGGAGCCTTACCGCCCGCCTGCTGGCTCTGTAGCCAGCGCCAATATCCGACTAAGCTCGCAGTCTCAGCCGTTTTCGGGGCGGTCATGTCCGCTACATACTGTTCCGCCTCCGCCTCAGATAAACCGCCAATCGTCACAGCCTCACGCTTCCGCTGATCTCGCATCATCATCGCCTGACGACGACGACCGTCCTCCTCGATCATACGGTTCATTTGACCCTGAGTCTCCTGAACCTGACCAAGAAGCGCCGGTAACGCCTTGATCGCCTCCAACGCGAACTGGTTCGACGGGGTGCCCGGAGTCATCGCTTCATCCGGATTAAACTCTGACGGTGGTGCAGGCAAATTGTGAACCTGCGCTGTCTGGGTCGCCGCCGACTTCTGCTGATCGAAAAACTCGACCAAAGCCTGCGGGTTACTCTTGAAATACTCCACCGCCGGTGACCACTCACCGAACTCACGCTGTACTGAGGCCATCTGCTGATCATGGAACGCCTGCCATTCCGCCGCCGTTTTACCTCCGGCACGAGACTCCTCGACAACTCCGCCTTCAGTCGCGCCACCCTGAGTTTCTCCCTGCGCAGATTCAACGCCGCCCTCCACACCAGCACCAGCCTCGCCAGCACCAGCGTCCGGGGCCACCGAACCCGCCGAGCCATCAGGATTGTCAACTATCGTCGTTGCCTTCACTACATCTCCACTTGGCATCTATACCTCCGAGATTTTCCGCGCATCTCACGTACTGGCCTCATGCCACCCGCTCCGACGCTTCGGGGTTAACCTCACCTTCATTTTTCATTTCCGACTTTATCTGCTTCATCACGTCGCCCAGCCGTAAGTCGAACATCTCACCGGCCAGCTCGGCCCTGCCCTTTACAGCGTTCAGCTGGGTCTTGAACTTCTCTACCTCGACACGCTGCCTGTCATGCACCGCCTCGCGACGCGCCGTCTGTAAGTCGCCCTTCAACTCCTTGTTCTCTTCCTGTAACTGCTCAATCGCACGCATCATCTGGGCACGCTGGCTCTTCCGCCGCATTACCGCCTCAACGTCGAATATCTCAGTTTTCTTCAGATACTCCTCGTCGTCTATCAGGCCCTCCTTATATGCGTTCAGGTATATCATCTCCAAGCGCATACGGTCCGTCGGTAACGTGCTACCGGCAACTATCTCGATATCGACCCTGGCAGTGGTCAAATCGTTTATCCGCCTCAACAGGCCACTGTCATACTGGTCATACTCGACCTGATTAACGCTCAACTCCTGCGTCAGACCGTGAGGCTGCATTATCCGGAATACACGCTCATATGTGTAAGTGTGCGGCACCAAATCAGCGACCACCTGGCCCAGCCGCGTCAGGAACATCTCAATCTGGGCTACCTTGCTGCTCGGCTTCAACTGGCCATACCGCTCAACAACAGCCGTTCCCTGGGCCGTGTTCGGAGCACCGCTCGCCTTGCCGAACATCAACTCCGGTATCCCGAAGATGTCCATTATCTCGCCCTTGACCGCCTCGATATTATGATACAGCTCCGCCGGATACTGTGGCGGGTTCGCAAAGTGAGGGTGACCGTATTCCGCGTTGTAAGGAAACAATCCAATCGGCTTGTACCACTTCTTCTCCAATTCATCAATATCAGTGCTTCCCCTCGGCACCCACGTCTTTACATTCACACTCGCCTGCATATGACTGATCATCAACGAATACATCTTATTCAAATACTTCTGAGCGTCCAACGCAAAGAACACGTCACTCAGCGGGAAAGGCGTCCCGAAATGACGGTTCATCAACAGCACAATCGGGTAATGCTCCAACGGTAATATCCGAGAATACAGGTACCCGCTCTTCCCGACACTCGCTACCATCTTTATCCGAACGGTCGGGATTACCGTTACCGCCGCCAAGCCCGCCTTCAACAGACCCGCGTTATCCGTTAATGCATATTTCACTACCTGAGCCACAACGCCCGGATCTGCGCCCGCCACGGCGCCGCTCGCCATCGTGCCGTCCGAGAAATGGGTCACCACTTCACCGTAAGCAGACATCAGCGCCCGCGTCCGCTCCACTTCGTCCGGATTATCCGAAAAACGCTCAACACCGTTCGTCTCGACAACGGCCACCTCGGCAGAACGCCACTCCTGATACTGCTCCTCAGTATACTCATGGTTCCGCAAACTCCAGAACTCCTGAACGTGATATACCGGCTCGCGAACCTTCGAATACCGCTCTATCAGTCTCACCGTCTGATGGAACTTGCCACCACTCGCATCGTCACCGATGAACCGCTGACCCTCCTGGGCCGTGTATCCGCTGTTCGAATACCGGTTGAACGTCTCCGGCTCCGCCGCCCGTATCTGCTCCACGAAATCCGGTAACTGGTTCTCCAACTCCTCAACAGTAAACGGACGACTCCATATTATATGGGCCGCGTCATCGCCATACGGATGCCGCGAATTCGAATCAATATACACGTCAAACGGGTAACACCACTGGAACCGGACCTCGGGATGAAAACGACTCATATCCTGATACACCAGAATCGCGCCTAAACCCTTCTCCAATGAATCGTCCGTCGTTCGGCCCAAAACTAACCGGCCATCGCTCTTGTCCCATACCCAGTCCAAAATACCACCATACAACCGGCCTACCTTGACATCACTGTCCTCTCTCGGCGCCGCACGGAACTGGGGCCGGTTCTGAGTCACCAAAGCACGCATCTGCTCTATCGCACGGTTTATCTGGTTCATCTTCAACGGCGCCTGACCGCGAGCACGCATCAAACTTATCTGACGACTGCTCAACTGGACATTGTTCCGGAACGCCTCCATCTTCCGGGCAAAACCCTCCCAGCCTAACCGATCACCAGCGTAATCCGTGAATAACCGGTAACTCAACGCCGCCTCTCGCTCGGCAACGTCCGCCGCCGTATCGTCAACCTCGACAGGCAAATTGTCCTGTGTCCGATTCTCAGCCACTACATCGTCTCCCAGTCATACGATACCTCGTCACGCTCATACCAGAACTTGAACAACTCCGCGCCCGCCTTCACCGCGTCACCACGCTCACCACGTAACTCGGCCAACCCGACAACCGCATGCATAGGCTCATACGTCCGACGCAACGCCCAGTAAAAAGCGTCCATAATGTCCCGACCCTTACTCTCAGGGAACATAGTGAACTCATCATAAAAATCCCGCATGCCAGCCCTGATATGGACCAGCTTACGTGCAAACTTCGGCTGCAAACCCAGCAAACGACGATCCTTATTACTACGGACAGCCTTCGCCTTACGCTCCAAACCCAACGGCGGAATGATCCCCAACCGCTCAAGCTCCTTGCCCAAGTCCAACCGTAACAAGTCCTGAAAACCCTCCGGCTCAATGTTCACCGACTCCGGATGGAACCGCTGCACCTGACCGGCTAATACGTCCACAATACGGTCCGGTAACACCCGCTCCTTAAAATAATCGTCAACGAATAACCGACCACCGTCAACCACGTGAACCGGCATGCAAACAGTGAAACACGCCCTCCGCTCCAACGAACTCGCCGGGTCACCGCCCAAACTCGTCGTTATCGGGTACACCTCCTCCTCACCCCATTCGTCCAAGTCCGCACTCGTCTCAGCCACCAGATACGACTTACCACGATATCGCTCAAATTCACCCCGCCAATAACGGAAATTGTCCGGCGGGAACGGCTGCGTCTCTCCGTCCACAGCAATACACTGATACTCACGATTGAATACGTATATCTTACCGTCCTTCTGATAATGATCACGCATCGCAAGTAAATCGTCTACACTATACTGCTCCGGCCATAACGCCCGATATCCGCCGCCATCCAAATCCTCCAGCGCACGGAACCGCCGCGTTAAGAACCGACTGTCCTCACTCAACCGCTCAACAATACAACCCGGACATATCGGCGTCCCAATACCCCAGAAACGGCCCGCGTTCCTCGGATCACTGCTCTTCGCCAATGCAGGTAATATCTGACGATATACCCAGTCCAAATTGTTCTCCAATGCCGTGTCCGTTTTCGTGTTGTTCTCGTCCTCTAAATCGTCGCCCACGGCTAACGTGATACGCTGAAACTCGGCCTGCTCGCCACGAATCAACTGCAATATGCCCCGCGTTGTTATCACATCACGAGTCGGTAAAATTATCTCGTCAGTAGCCCACTTCGGACTTACCGAATACCCCAGATCACCATACAAACTCCGAAAGTTCGTGCTGCCGTCCAAAATACCCTTGATCGTCTTTAAATGATCCTTCGCTAACTTCTGACGCTTCGAACTCAATACGATCAACTTACGGCCCGTGTCACTACCGCCATATACCAAATGCCATAACGAACCAATCACAGCGACCAAAGTGCTCTTCGCATGGTCCCTCGGAGCAATCAAATTTACATACCGATTAAAATGGTTCGTCAAATCAGCACCAACACGATAATGGAAATCCGGACTGCGCAACCGAAAAGCGCCCGGAGCAATGAACTTACCGAACGCTACCAAATCCTCGCGCAATACCGACGACCGATCACGTATCGAATCTACCAACGCAATGACGAACTACCTCCTTGAAACAAAATCAATCCGAAACATCACCAGCCTGATCAACCTGACCAACCTCACCATCTATCTCAACTTCACCGGAATCGCCCGAAACACCACC